TTGAGACATTGTCTCAGTTTTGCTGGGGGACGTCGGTGTACTTATAGTCCGACCTGTGTCCTGTGTCCTGTTGTATAATATTAGTTTTCAACAGGACTCCGAGGACACATTCATGCCAAGCATTCATTTTTGCGCCCAGCACTTTTTGTTGACTTATGCCCACTCAGAAGGCAACGATGTCAAACCCGAGTTGGACCCCTTCCGCATTGTTGAGGTCCTTGGAGCGCTTGGAGCAGAGTGTATTGTCGCCAGAGAGTATTACCCGACGACTGTCGGATTTCACCTCCATGTGTTTTGCAGCTTCGAACGGCGCTTTCGAAGTCGAAAAATTGATGTATTCGATGTCGACGGTTACCACCCAAACGCTGAGCCAAGTCGAAAGAATGCGCTTGGAGGGTACGATTATGCGATCAAGGATGGCGAAGTTGTTGCTGGAGGGCTTGAGCGGCCGAGCGGAGTCAGCGGCCGAAGAGGCCCTAATCGATCTGCGGATGAGTGGGCAGAAATCACAGCTTCTGAGACTGTTGAGGAATTTTGGAGACTTTGCGAGGAGCTGGATCCTAAGTCTCTGGTGTGCAATTTCCCAGCCCTGTTACGATTCTCTGAGTGGAGATTTCGACCGGTCGAAATTCCCTACGCTACACCCGATGGAGTTTTTGACCTTGCCGGTTATCCGGACCTCGCCGACTGGAGAGATAATGTTCTCTTTGGAGGAGGAAGTGGTGAGTCACCTTTTCTTTGGGCGGAGCAGACAAAAATAGTCTAGGGAGCTACCTGTGCCATATGGTTGGCTCCAGAGTCGCCAACGCATGGCTCCGGAACTCTAGCTAACGTGTTTAGGAAGACGAAAGTCCCTCGTCTTATTCGGACCTACTAGATTGGGAAAGACTGTGTGGGCCAGAAGTCTAGGCAGCCATATGTTTTTTGGAGGGTTGTTCAGTGCCGGAGAGGCACTGGGCCACCCCGAGGCTGATTATGCTGTCTTGGATGACATTGCGGGAGGTATCAAGTTCTTCCCGCGATTCAAGGATTGGTTGGGGTGTCAGATGCAATTTCAGCTGAAAGTGCTCTACAAGGAACCTGCATTGTTCAACTGGGGGAGACCATGCATATGGTGCTCTAATGTGGACCCTAGGGCGGGTCTTGACACGGTGGATCAGGAATGGTTGGAAGGCAATTGTATTTTTGTGGAGATTACTACCCCTATTTTTCATGCCAGTACAGGGTAGCCTGTGGGTTGAATAGCAGGGTGTCACTACTGACCGCACCGGCCCCTGCTTGAAATATATCAACGACGTAATAGTCGCCCATTCCGGCCTTGCCTCCGACGCTAAAAAACCTTGCGGTCTCGCTTCCTCCGTTCTCGTCGTCATCATACACGAGGTTCTTGTTCATTGGCATCCACATTTTCTGGTACACCATCCTGCCACTCTGGTTCCCCGAGGAAATGGTGCGTGTTTTGTCCATTTTGATCGTGACGCGTGAGTTATCGGTTGGAGCGGTCAAGTACGAAGCCCAATCCTGGCCTAGTTCTCCTCTGAAAAGTAGGCCCCTGACGTTTGCGATGTTGACGTTATCAGGCGACGAGCCGGATGTGAGATTGTACAGGAGTCTCTGGAATCCACTCGTGCCCTCGTTGTAAAAAGACTGTACAGTGGAGAGGGAGGCTGGGTCGCGGAAGGTGAAGCATATGCGTCTCCACTGCCATGGGACGCCTGAATTGGAGGAGAGCTCAATGTTTTCGCTTAGTCCTCGCATGTAGCATGTGGTTGCGGTGCGAGTGGACGGGGTAAACCTATTGCCAAGCGAGCCACCCATGGCGACGGTGTTATCTCGGGCTGTGGCGCACCACATGAGCATTGTGGCAGGTCCACCATTGCCGCCCCCGGTTCCCTGGAGCGTGTAACCACCAACCTGTGGATTGACGGTTGAGGCATTTTGGTAATAGGCCAGCATCGTGTCACGCTTTTTGATTGACGTGAGGTTGAGGATCCTCTTCTTGCTTGTTGTTTTTCCACCATACCTCTTTCTGCCATAGCTTCTTCGCCGTGGTGAAGCCTTCGCCCTGACTGGTCGGCGACCCCTGTATGCCCCGCTGTACTTCGGTCGGTAGCGTGAAAGATACTTTCTGGGCATTTTGGGTGGATTTTGG